AAATCTCTTAAAGAGAAAGTAAAAGCTTTCTGTGATAAGAACTACAAAGAAACTGCTAGTAACTTTACAGGTACTAGTAAAGTTGAAATGATAAGTGGTGATGAATACTATAGAACATACGGTGAAGTTTATGATCTATCAGGTTATCCTGATGACAACCATTTACATAACGATTATGGTCAATTTTACAAAAGACAATTTTTTAAATACGATTTTGATAAAGAACTAACACAACAAGTTATAAAGGAGAATACTGTACGATGAATTTATTAGACTATGCTAACTTTAAATTAGATGATTACGAGCCAAGTAATTTTAGAGAGTTACTTGTTAAAGAAGCTACGAATGCTTACAAAGCATATACGGAGGGAAGGGTGGTTGAAATGGTAAATAATGTACCAGTAGAAACCTCAGTATCAACAGTAGTTGAATATTTTAGTGAAGCATTAAGTCAGATGGATAGAACACATGAAGTTTTTGAAGACATTAATTATACTACAATAATGGATGATTTAATGTTGTATGTAGATGAAAACAATATTGCTCTAAAAAAACATAATAACAAAACAATACATTAAGGATAATATGAAATATAACGAAGATAAAATAGTAAAAGAAATCGGAGATTACATCAAAGGTACTTATGGTGAACACTATAGTACAACAAAAGATGGTTTCCAAGTACAAGATATGTTAAGACAATTAGGTATTGCAAATGATTTTTGCCATGCCAATGCAATTAAATATCTTTGTAGATATGGTAAAAAAGGCGGTAAGAACCGTAAAGACTTATTAAAAGCTGTACACTACATTGTGCTTTTAATGAGTGGTGACGATAGTAAATAACAAAAGGAGAACACTATGATAATTAATGTAGGTGATACAATAGAAGATAACAGAGGCAGACAAGGTGAGATTGTCAATATAGGTATTGCAACCGAAAGAACCGATATAGCTGCTGAGAATGATACAAGTTTGAATGCTCAAACATATGATACAGAGTTAGGTTATACAGGTGCAATAACATTTGGTAGTAACTGGTGCTATTTTGAACAGATTGATAAAATAGTAAAAAGAAAACAAGACGATACGGAGTAAATTATGATACAAGAAATAGCAACAATAGATGTGATTAACCTGGCTTTAAAAGATTTAAACGAGGGTAAAGTCGATATGGCAAAAGAAACATTGACTAACTACAGAGATAAAATTCAACACCAAGTAGATGAGTTTGATAAATGGGCTGAAACACAATCAGACATAGATACTCAGATTTCACTAGATTTAGAGGGAAACTAGGTGTACTTAGACCTTAGAACAGCTACGATTCGCTACTCCAGCGCCATCCTAGACGCTTTTTTCCTGCCGAAAAGCAGTAAAATCAACGTTTTTTTAAGGCTTGACATTTTAAACGATTTATGGTAGGATATAAGAATATATTAACAACGAAAGGAAAACACTATGCAAAAATCAGAATTTAGATACAACCAAGACACTTTATTTGCCGAATTTCAAGTGGCAAAAGATAAAGATATTAAGTTATCTAAAAAGAAATCTGAACACGATCAATTTAAAAACCGTGTACAGTTTTGTAAGGATCACATTTCATTAAGACAGGTGAATCCAGAAGTTTACGAACACTTAGATGTAAACTTTACAAATTTATTAGAGGCGTATTCAGCCCCTAATCCTAGAGACCATTTCTATCTAAAAGTATTTGGTAAAACATATGCTGAGAAAATGGCTGAACAAGAGGCTGAAGATATATCAGTTAACGATAAAGAATAATGGCTATTATATACACAAATAATTCTAGTGGTGCTATTCGTAGGTTGAAATCTAAAAAACCTACGAAGAGTTACTTAGAGGCTCTTGCTAAACATATCAAGTGGTTGAGATCAAAAGGTTTCAATGTAAATGATAATGGCAAGATTATATTATCTAAGAGAAAAACTGTTATGAGTTTAGGTGTATCATATGTAGATCAACCAAAAGAAGAAGTAAAAACAAATGCGTTTATGGGTAACGGTAAACAAATATCTTGGAAAGAAAAACAAGAAAGATTAGAAATCAGTAAACAATACTCTATAGCGCCAGCTTACAACAAAGGCCCTTACATGGTAGTTGCTAAAGAAGATATCAAAACGGCCGGGAGAAAAGTTTAATGTTACATAAGATAAGTGATTTTTGTAAAAAGATTGATGGTATAAAAAAACTTAGTGATGATTTATACAATATAAAGTATAATAATCCAAAAACTGAGGCAAGAGATAAAGAAATCGATAACTTAATACAAGATATACAATCACAATGTTTAATAATTTCAAAAGACACAATGCCATATGATAAGTAAAAAGATTATAATTTTATTATCAACACTACTTATTGCTAGTGGTTGTGCGAATAGATCACAAACAGGTGCTGTATTAGGTGGTGCAACCACAACAGCAGCTTGTGTACAAATGCAAGTAAACGATCCATATCTAATAGCTACTTGTGCTATAGTTGGTTCTTTTGCAGGTGCAGAAATTATGTACAATTCAGATTATGATGTACACAATGCCGTATTCGTAGATCATTTAAATACGGCGCCAGGTTACGGTCAGAGTTATACAAACTGGTACAATGGCAAAACAGGTAATAGTGGTATTATCAAAGTAAATAGAAGTTACTTAAAGGGTCCAATCAAGTGTAAAGATTATACAGCTACTGTAGATATTACAAACAACTGGCCTCTTTTAGGTATTGGTGGTGTTAATAGAAAAGAAGTATTTGGTACTGCTTGTCAAACACCAGACGGACAATGGTTTGAAGGATAATATGAAATACAACGATAGAATTAGAGAATACTCAAAAGGCATATACACAGCAGGTAAAATTGTGGCTATAACAATTATAATAGGTTTTATAGTTGCGTGGTCGTTTAGTGCATATGGTGAGGAACAAGTTTATACAAAAATTAAAACAATAGAACCTGCCGAAGTAAACGGACAATATTGTTTTGTTAAGATAACTATAAAAGAAGTTAATGATGAAGTTATCAAAGAAGAAATTTTAGAGTGTGCCGATGGCAAAAAAGGTATCGATACACCAGGATATTGGGAGCTATTTGCTCAATACTACTATAGAGATGTTAATACACCAGATTATTGCAGATACTATAGTCGTTCCAATCATGCTTTCAAGTCGTTTGGGAAAGTATGTTTAATGATAAACGGTGAATGGGAGGTACAATGATTAAGAATATAATCATAATAGCTCTTGTAATTACTATATTATATGATGTGTCCAGCGATGACGCTTGGACATGGGTTCAATCCACGCTTGACTTTTTGCAAGAAGTAGTATATAGTATGAATGGGAGTGTAAAGTAAATGAATAAAATGTTAAAAAATATAACTTTAGTCGTTACTGCTTTGGCTTTAGGTGCTTGTTCAACTAACACCTACAAGATTAAAAGTGAGAATGGTAAAGTTTTAAATAAAGTTCCTGAATGGTACATGGCTGATATTGCAGAAAAGAAAGCCTGTGATCTCAAAATCTTTGATACAAAAGATAATGAAAAGCAATGTATATTCGGTGTAGCAACGGCAGTATCGCCAGACCTACAGCTCGCAATTGAAAAGGCTAAGATGTTAGCTAAATCTGAATTAGCAGATATTATCAAAGGCGAAATGAATAAACAATCAAAACAATTCATCACAGAGTTGGGTAAAACAGAAACTAAAACGGTTGTAACCGAAGTAGAATCTACCTTAATTAATATAATTAAGAATACTCCTGTGAGAGGTTATGAAATCTTTGAACAAGATGTAACATTAACTGATAAGGGTTACTACCGTGCATGGGTAGGGTTAAGATTACCATTAGGTGATTTTAATAAGATGTATGACTATAATATTGACCAGGCTGTTGACGCCCACAATATAAAGTTACAATCTGATAATGCTTATAATGAATTGTTATCAAAAGTAGATGATGGAAAAAATGAAAATACAAATATACAGTAAACCAAACTGTGTCTATTGTAATAAGGCAAAGGCCTTAGTAAAAGGCCTTAACTTAGAATACGAAGAATTAATGTTTGGTAAAGACTTTAGTTCACCTGAAGAATTATATGAGGCCATTGGTAAAAAAGTTAGAACAATGCCTCAGATTAAGATTGAAGGAGAATTAGTTGGTGGTTATAACCAATTGGTAGAATACTTTGTAGAAAAAGGTAAAGTTAATTATCAAGGTCAGATTATAAATGAGTGATGAAGACGCTAAAATTATACAGTTTCCTACTAATAGGATTACTAGGCCTGTAGAGCGACCTGATTCAAAAGAAGATGTACAATTTAAAAAAAGAATTGAAAAAGAACAAACTAAAAAGTTTATCGAAACAACAGTTGACGATTTGTCATTGGATTTAATTAGGAGATTTGTGAGTTTAGCAGTTAAAACAAATAATGTAAATTTCTTAAAAGACTTGGCTCTTTTAGTTGATGTTATGAGAGGATTATTGTACAGAGATTTTGGATTAAATCATCCAGCACAAAGATTAATTGATAAAATGGTTCAGGTTGTACCATCGAATGGTCAAAATGCAGCCAAGATTGATTACTCTAGTGTGTTGGAGTTTAAGAAAAAGTCATCTAAGCCCTTAAATGAAGATATACAAAATGAATTAAATGATTTATATAATGGGTCAGATATGTTTGAGTCTGATATGGACTTAGATGATTAAAAGAATTGCAAACGCAATCGCCGTCGCCGGTTGTAAAATAGTTAACGTGAAAGGAGTTAAACACAATGTTTAATTTTTTATTTAATAATAAAGGAGATAAAGTTATGGCAAGAGCTAAACTATCAAAAACTGAAAAGGTAAGAAACCTTTTCTCAACAGGTAAAAATGTTACCTGGAAATCACTAAGATCAACATTTGATCTTAGATCACCAGCTGCAATGGTTGGTAAATTAAGAAACGAAGGAATGATGATTTATGAAAATCGTGGTTCTAACGGCGTTTCTTACAGAGTAGGTACACCATCAAAAGCTAT